TTACTAGTTTAGGTGTGTAGTATTCTTTTACAATTGGACTATAAACAGTAACATGTTCATTTACTAATTGTAAAAAGTCTTTATCCGCAGAAACAATTGTAACATCTGATTTATAGGTGTTAACTAAGTGTTGGGATAAATGCGCTATAATATCATCTGCCTCGACTTTATCGAGCGATATGAGATGTACGGGTAAACACTTTAAATAATGTATTAAACGCGCTATTTGATTCACTTTTGAATCCTGTTCTTCATCTAAATCATCAAAAGCAGAATGATTTGTCATTCTAGCTAAGTTTCGGCCTGACTTGTATTCGGGAAGTAAGTTCTTCCTGTTTTGGGAAGAACCTATTCCGTCGAATACTACATAAACCGAAGTGGGTTTAACATTGTTGATTAGTGATCCTAGCGAGCGTAGAAATCCACCTAATCCTCCAACATGAACTCCACCTTGGTTTACATAATTCAAAACCGCGAAATTCCTTAGAAACATATTTAATCCATCAACAATAAGAACATTACTATGTTTATTGAATGTTCCTCCCTTAGGGGCATCATCTTTTTGGATATTGTCTAATAATCTTAAGATTTCGCTATGCTTCATTCTTCATCAATTAATGTAATGTTCTCTTTACTTTCTTCCCATTCTGATTTATCTTCACTGAGACCAATACCATCAAGACTTCCTAAGATATGAACCCATTCATGAGCATGTTGTTTTTTATACTCATTAACATCTTTAGTATCATCACCAATAAAACCATGAACTGTAGCTACAACTGTATTTTTAGTTTGTAAGCCTGTAACGTGATTTTTATCTACTGATACTTTAGTACGAACAGCAAATTCTACTTCTTTACCATCTTTAGTTGCTTTTAATTTACTTGTACCACTATTAGTAATATTACCAAATGTGATTACAATTGAAGCATCTAAAAACATTGTTTCACCATTTTTCATTTTCATTTTAGGTTGAGCGAAAATATTTTCAGCTGGTGCAACCCAAATCTTATTAATTGCTACCATTGAATTTGTATATGGTGATGATTCTTTTCTTGATAATGGAAAACGCTGATTAATAAAATTACCAAATTGTTGTGACATTGCTCCTGCATTCCACATTGGATTATTTTTATTTGCTTCAACACTCATTTTACAAGGTATAGAACCAATTGAGTCCCAAAAGAAACATAAATCATATGGTAAATTACCTTTACGTTGTTCATCTAACAAATCAGCAATAAACTCTGCTGTGTCTTCAATAGTACTTAATGTACTTCTATCAACATATAAGAAAAATCCTTTATAATCTACTACTTCTCCTGTTTCTTGATCAACAACATCTTCTACTTGGAAACCCATTTGTTTAGCATGTTCCCAAGACCATTTCATCTCTGTAATAATGAACACAGGCAAAATGCCCATTTTCTGGGCATTAATTGCCAACTCAAGTAAAGCTGTTGTTTTACCGGTGTTACTGTGTCCTCTTAATAAATTGATATGTCCCATAGCTGCACCTGGGAGCGAAGTTGAATCTTGTAATGCTTCTGAAAATGGGATCCACTTTTGTTCTTTAAATTTAACAGTACTGTTAAGTAGCTTTTTCTCTTTAAATTTATCTAAATTAAAATTAGATTTAATTTCAGCCGAAACAGCTGTTGTAAGTGAATCTTTTTTCTTGGCCATAACTTATTATTTATTAGTTTTCGTCTTCATCTTCAAACAAAGCATCAAATTTATCTGCTTTGGTTGTTTTTGGTTTCGCTTGAAGTGAATAGTTTTTCTTAGGTGCAGGTGCTTCTTCTTCATCCTCATCTTTTTCCCAAGGTAAATCACCTTTTGATACTGGTGTTTCTTCTACATCTGTATCTTCTGATTCATCCTCTTCTAGATCTGGATTTAAGAATTTAGCTAAGATACCTTTCAAATCTTCAAATGTCATTTGCTTTTGTAACTCTAAAACATTTGGTTGTTCAGTCAACCATGTTTTAATAGTTGCCTTATCTGTACCTAGTGGTGATGTTTTTGGTTTAACACGAATTGAACATTTGATACCTTGACGACCACCAATATCACCTATTACAGCGTCTACTGTAAAGTCGCGACCTTCATTAATGTCTGTGAAGTCACCATAATCTTCATCCTCAGCAATACCTAGCAATGCCATGTAAATTTCTTTTCCAAACTCCCACAAACGAACGCCTTTATCTTCTTCACCACGAACAATAACAGGAGCAAATACTCGCATTTTAGGATCTAACTTTTTAGCTAGTTTCCAATTTTCTTTGTCATTGCTGTTACGAAGTTGTTTAGCAAACTCAACGATTGGATCTTTTTCACCCCAATTAGTTAAAGCATATACTGGGAATTTTGACAATCCATAATGTACGAATACTTCTTGAAATGGATTTTCTTTGTTTAAGACTGAAGGTACAATTCGAATTTGATACTTACCTTCTTGTTTTGGTTTCCAATAGTACTTGGAATAATCGACCTTTTCTTTTTTCTGTCCGGACGACTGTAGAGAATTCAATCTCTGTTTAATTGCATTGATGTCCATAATTTAACTTGGTTTTTATTTATTTGTTATTAATATACTACATTTTTTTACAGGGCCAAATTATACTGCCTCTTTTATTCGTAGTGTTTTTTCTTAACTTGTTCTAACCTAAAATGACACCGTTGTGTCTATTATAAATATTTATTTTACTTTTTTCTTTATTATATTTATTAAATCTTCTAAAGATAATATATTTTCAACTTCTTCATCTTTAATTTCAATATTGAATTTAGATTCAACAAGTTGAAGTATTTCAATTTTATATATTATATTTTCTTTCATAGCTCTATAATCTTAAACACTTTTGTGTTTAATTGTTTTAACTCGTTATGTTGAGTTAATAGAATACTGTTTCTATAGTGTTGCCAATCTACTCTAAAATTTACATCAACTACTCCTCTATTTAATGATTTAATCAATTCATTTAGAGCGTTTATAGTATAAAGTGTATTGGTTTCTTTTTTACGATGAACTAAAATTGTATTTTCAGGAATATCATTGATATTACCTTGATCAACATTATAAGTGACAACATATTCGTTTGTGCTTTTTACAAATAACACAAACATTTTATTATACATGATAGTGTAAGACCTAGAAATATCTTCTACGAGAATGTCTAATCCATCAGCACTTGTAAATGTGCAAAATAACTTGTTGTTCAAATCTTTAATATTGTCAATATTCAGATCATACATATCATAATTTGGTTTAAAAATCATAATTCCTCCCTCTGTTAATCTTTATCGCTAGTTTAAATTCTTTAAATATATTTTTTATTTGTTCTAATTCTTGTTCCTCATCCTCATCCCAATCTAACAAGAAGGAATCATATGTGTATAATACAATTTTAGTGTTTTTATTTGCTAATATCTTATGTATCTTAAGTAATATCTGGATATTAGTAGATGTCTCTAGGTTTTGTAGGATGTAATTGAAGAGTTTTTGTGGATTCATATTTTCCAACTTATCTTTCTCAAATCTATAACCTGATATGGGGGCATCAATGTATCCTTGAGATTGAAATAACTCCCAGTTATTGTTTGTATACTCAGTTACTTTTTGGAAAAATTCTAAATGTTGGTATTCTTTAAAAACACCTCCATTAAATTGCTTAAATGTTAACTCTTTAGCTGTCTTATAATCTACATTATATAAAGCAGCAAACTCAGAATGAATATCAGAGTTACTAAATTCATAACCCACCAATTGTCCTGCAAGTGTTGGGTGATACGCTGAGATATCAATTTCAATGAGTTCATTGTTTGAAGCTATAAAGCTTGATCTTGAATGATTATCCTTTTTTAGAGCAGCGAAGTTAATGCTATTAAATGCATTAGACGGTCTTCTCGTTGTAGTGTTAAGGTTATATTGAGTAAAAATTCGATCATTATAAATCGAATAACATTCATTGTTTGGTTCATAATACTTATAAAACTTATCTTTGTTTATTTTAATACCATTCTTTTCTATTCCAAAAAATGCTAAAGCTCCTTTATTATAGAACTTAACATAATCAGGTTTAGGTTCTAAAATTACTTGTTGTAATTTATTATAAATATTCTCACATACCTCATAATGCTTAGAAACAGGTATTATTCTGTTGATATCTTGCTTATTTTGATGTTGTCGATAAAGTATATCAAATACGGGTTCAAGTTGATTATCTACGCTTTTAAGCGCTGATATATCAATGACTTTATTTAGTTGAAAATAATATAAGAATGCTTTTTTATCTCTAACATATACTATATCTGTATGTTGGAGTATTTTTTCTATATATGTTTTTCCAATAGACATAGTTTCACTATGGTCTATACATAACATATATCCTTTAGAGTCATAAGTTGGTCTTATATAAACTAGACAAACATCATTTAAAGCAGGATGAATATGGTTATGGTAAGGAATAACCTCAACAAAGACTTCTTTAAAATCTTCATTGACAAATTCTCTTAATTGTTCTTTAGTTTCTATTAGCCAAAACATAACCTTTATTTTCTAGTAATATAATTAAGCTTTTTAGTAAGCCAAGTTATTAACTTAAAGCAGCTATAATACTATCAGCATCAGGTTGTAATACTCCATTAATAGTTGTTTCATTACCTAAAAAAGCATAGTAGCTTTCATCTAACAAAACATGCACACACATATCTCCTATTTTGTCTGTGCCACCTAGAGTATAATCTTTGCCATTCCAGGTTACAATTCCATTTGAATATAATAAATACATCATCATACTTTTAATACTGTTACACGTGAATATGTTGTTTTAATAGCGTCATTAGCGTTACCTAAAATAAGTGAAAATATAAAATATTGGTTGGTTGTCCAATCTATATTAGTGCTAGCTACAGCTACAGAAGTAGTATTATCATCTGTTATTAAAGCAGTCCCTGTTGGGAAACTCTGTGTGTCTGTTAAACTTTTCACTATAAGTTCTCGAGACATTTGTTGAAATATCTGAAGGCCGGCTGCAGATGGGCCTGATGCTAATAGCGTTGCTCCTGATAATGAGGGTAATGTGTTAACATATACAAATACTCTAGATGTACTTACTGTTCCTGTTTTAGCTGCTCTTACTTTAATACTGATTGAGTCTCCGACTGATACAGTATTGGCTGGTATAAGTAATGTTGATGATAAAGTATTACTTGTGGTTAATGTCACAGTTGCACCATCAACAGATTGGATGAAATTAGTTATTTTAGAATTTATACTTAACCCTGATCCTGTATCTACTGTAATAGGGAATGTACTTCCATCGCCTTTTGTGAAGGTGATAGTATTAGAAGAAACAGATGCTGTAGCTATTACATCTGGAGATATAATTGGTGTAGTTCCAAAATCTAAAGCCCCATTTGTAAAACTTATACTGGCTGATTGAGAACCGCTAATAAGATTTATAGAACCATTACTCACATATAAGTCTCTCCAAGCTGCTGTGGCTGATCCTAGATCATAAGAAGATGTATTATCTGTTATAGTACCACCTGGGATTAGGTGGCCTGTCACTGTTAAGGATTCAGGTGTATTATAATCTAGAGCAGCTGTAGAGCCATCACTAGCGAATAGCTGTCTAGTTCTGTAATTCATACTGGCTAGGTCAGATGCATCTTTTAATTGGCGATTTTCCCAATCTATACTAAGGATTTCAGTTGAGTCATTCAGATTTCTTCTTCTCCAATCGCTTGATAAAAGTCCACTATCATCAAATAGTTGTCTAGTCCCCCAATCACTACTAACAACTGTACTTGGGTCATAAGCTAATCTATTATTAGCATCTAAACTACTATTACCTGTAGTGTCATTAAACAATCCGTTTTCCCAATCTATAGTTACTGTACCATCTGAGTCTCTTAATACTCTGTTAGTCCATGAGACTGATGATGTTATGAATGACCCGCTATATAGGTCTCCTGTACCCCAATGTACTACTAAATTATTAGATGAGTTGTATAATCTATAATTATTCCAACGTACAGAAGCTATCCCTCCATCATCTATTAATTGTTTATTAACAGAATCTATACTATTAGAAACATAAAATGATCCTGTCACTGTTAATGATCCAGAAACTATAGCTGAGCCTGTGTATGGGAATGTTGATCCTCCACCTCCTGATCCTGTATTAACAGTTATAGGGAATGTAGTTCCATCACCTTTTGTGAAGGTGATAGTATTTAGAGATACTGATGCTGTTGTTAGTAATGATCCAGTATCAGTACTTCCTCCTGTTCCTGTAAATTCTTTTACAACGTTACCTGAGCCGCTACCATAGTACAATTTTCCATCAGTTACATTAATTGCTAATTCGCCTTGTGTTAAAGATGAAGGAACTTGACTTGGTGTCGCACTATTTTTTGTTATTATTGTAGCCATTATCTTATATAAATATTAAAAAGTACCTCCATCTATTGTACCAGTTACTATTAAATCCCCTGTTATTCTTGAACTTCCACTTACATCTAATCTATAGGCTGGGGAAGTTGTTCCTACACCTAAATTGCCACCTGCGTTAAAATAAGAGTTAGCATTAGCACTTGCTCCTAAAAATAATCTGTTTGCGGTTCCACTTTGGACAGCGTTTGTAACATATATATTACCTGTCACACTTTGGTTACCAACTAATGTTAATACTGAAGTGGTTGGTGTGGTGGTTCCTATTAAAACTTTCCCATCAGCAGCTACTATAAATGGTGTAGAATCTGGGTTGGTGGAGTCTTCAACTATTATAGCATCCCCTGTTCCTCTTTGAGTAACACGTAAAGCCGCATTTGAAGAAGATACATCTATAATAGAACCACTATTACCAGTTATATTTAAACTACCTGTTAATCCATAACTGCCTGTTAATTGTTTAGTATTATACCATACATCAGTATCATACATTAACAAATCACCATATGATAATGATGATGTATTTATTCTAACATTATGTAATTCATCTATCTCATAACCATTATCTACTTTAACATAAATAGAGCCATTACCTGGGTTGGATTGAACTACATATCCTATTCTTACTGAATGGCTAGGAGCAATTGGTGGGGTATTAGTTAAACCTCCAAATGTGGTTGGAGATAGATAAAGGGCGTCTCCATCTACCCATGTTTCACCTTGAAGGACACCACTTGTATTTATGCCTCTAACTAACCCAGTTGTAGTAACAAATCCTTCATCATTTATTGCTATATTTTCTGTTACTAAACCTAAAGTATCTAAAGAGTTACCATCGCCATCTCCTTTAGCTAAAGCTACTTTTACACGACCTCCCTGAGCTCCGTCTAATCTTACAACTTGATAACCAGCTTCTGTTAAGTTGATTCCAGTTTTATTAACAACTCTAACAACTTCTTCTTGTCCAATTTGTAAAGTAACATTTCCTCCTTTTAAACCTAAGTCTAAAGTACCATCATCGTCATTCCACTTTAATCTACCTACTGCCCCCACATTAGAAGCAGTAGTATCAAAATCAATATAGTCTACACCTGTTATTGAAGAGGATCCAGACATTAAAATTGATCCAGTTAATATAACATTATTATTAGTATAATCAAAAGAAAAATTTGATGAACCGCTTAATAGACTAGCACTATTAAATTGAATTTGAGTGTTGGAACCACCCGCTGTGGCTGTGGCAGTTACAGTGAATAAAGAACCTGTTCCATCATATATGTTAACACCATCTGGAGTTTGTAGGACTCGTTGATAGGTATTTTCTATATTTTGGCCAGTAAGATCAAATGGTCCAGCCATAACTTTTATTTAATTTACTTTTGTGGGAGTTTTTCTATAATCCCATTTATAATTTCTTGAACTATTTCTTGTTCAATTTTATTTTCGTTTAAATATGTACCAACTATATTGTTTAATTTGTCTTTTTTAACTGTTAAGTTTTTAATGTTGATATCTTCTTTAACTAACATTTTAACAATTCGAACAATATGTTCAGTTACTGGGTCTACTTCTTCAATTCCTGATATTTGAATTTTAAGAGCATTTTCTTTTATAACTTCAGCATCATTTGATTTAACTTCTACAGTTACTTTACGAGACGCTTCGACTATAAATTCTGACTTCCAAGGTGTAAAATACGTATCCTCTGCTATAACTTCAAGCTTTATTTGACCTGAGGTATTATCTTCTAAAAGACCTTTTAATTTTTTAATAGGTATTGAACATTTACCATCTTTATTAATGGTTCCTTCGAACATTAAATTAACATCTTCTGATTCGATGATTAATCTTGCTTGACTGTTTTTTAATGAAGCTCCTTCAAGTTTAATATTACACTCGAATACTTCAGTTTTATCAGTAAATAATTTATACATTATAATTCTACTTTTATGTTTATACCTAAGACTTCCTTAGCTACTAAGGATACGTCCGATATACGTATTTTACGTTCTAATACTTCTTTAGTTTCTTTATATTCTTTACCTTCTACTTTACAAAGCAGTTTTATAAATTTTTGTTTTTTCTCAGGATGTTTACCAAAATAATCGTCTGGGGAGTACCCGCCACCCCCAGCTATAATATCGCTTATAAGCGCGCAATCATCCCAGGTAAACGGATTTCTACTCTGGTTTGGGAATGGATTCGATTCCCAAGCAAAATTTGCTTTATTCCATTGAAATGGCGTTCTAGTACTCATTAAAATGTACCTCCATCAATAAAGGAAGCTGTAGCCGCTAATGAAGCTGTAGTATTTAAAGTACCTGGTATTTTAGCTTCAGCTGAGTCAAATACTATTTCTCCATCAGGGCCAGTACTTTTTAATGAGAATACTGCTGTAGTATTAAGGAATTTGGTTTCAGCTGAGTCTATGTCAACGCTTAAAAGATCAAATACTGTTTTTTCTACCATTATTTATAATATTTTAAATAATCCATTTTTAAAAAATCATTTAAGCCTAATACTTTTTCTTTTTCTTCAGCGTTTCTAATACTATAAAAATTATAGTTAGCTACTGTTTTTTCATCTCCTATTAACATCCATTTTATAAAAAAAGGTTGATAAAGGGTATAATTATTACTATTAGGGTCATTTAATTGATTATATTGATCTTTTGTTAATTCTTCAAATAAATATTCATTTCTTTTTTTAGAAAAATATCTATTAAACATTCCATTTTTATAATCATCAGGTGTAGGGTATAAAGGGGGAATTGGAGAAGTGTTTAATGATGGAATAATCTCTAAATCAGATTTAGGTCTAGATGGTATTAATTTTAGATTTTTACCATCGCCTGGGAATTTACCTGTATAGTTCTCTCCGTTATATAATTTGTAAAAATATCCTGAGTATTCTATTTGGGTCTCTTCAATAATATATTCTTTCCCGTTTGTGAAAAGATTAGTTTTGATTTTATTTTTAGGTATGTATGCCATTATTTATTCATTTTATATTCCCATATAGCCCACGGGTTTAATGTTCCTTTAGACATTGCTTCATATATAGCAGGATAATATTGTTTTTGTTTTATAGTAAGAGCATTGGCTGTGTAACCATCAGCTAAAGTTTTATAATTTTGGACTGGGTATCCATTGTTGGTGTTGAAGTCAGTACTGTTATTATATTTTTTAGTTGTGGCAAATAAGTTATATTTAGCAGTTGTATCTTCTTGGCGAGCCCATACAAAACAGAACCATCTATTAGCAAGATTAACAGGTAAACCAGCTGCTTTTAAGAAACTTGTAATCCATTGATCATATACTAAGAAATTAACACTAGGATTAGATCGATTAAATGGAAGTGTATTTTGACCGTTAATTTTTAATTTATCAAATAAATCTTTTAAAATTTCTCTTTCTTCTTTAGGTGTACGTTTAGCATTCCAATCAAAAGCTGCTCCTCCAGATGATGATAAATTATCAAAATTAAAGGCTCCATTTCCTCCTGCTACTGATCCCCAAGTAGCTAAGTTACCAACAGTAGTATCTATTCTATCTTTAGTATTATATGATGGTTTAAAGGTTAATTCTACTTTATTTGGATCACCAATTGTTTTTCCATTATATTTTGGGCCAGATATACTATTTAAAGTTGTGGTCCAATCATTATTTTGGATCTTATGAGATATACCAGTAGTAATAAATTGAATAACATTTTGATAATTTTTAGGTAGCAATCTAGTGTCAGCTTCATATGCTTCATATATTTTAATACCACTTAAGCCATCCATTGTTAATTCTAAATCTATAGGTAAAAATCCTATGCCTGGGATATCTAATTTACCTATATAATACTTGAAGAAATCTACAGCGGCATTTCTAGAACTTCCAATCAATTCTGTAGCTATTCCTCTGTCATTTATCGCGCTGTAAAGATTAACTAATATTGTGAAATTATTTAACAATATTGTTTGGGCATTGTCTGTTGCTTTGCCATTAATAGTAGTTACATCTAATTTTTCTTTAAGAATTCTATCATATAAACCTACATTCCATTTACTCAAAGCGGTAGCATTCTCACCTACAACATTACCATTAGCTTGTGCTCCAATAGTTACCTGTGTGGCAAAGTTATTTGATAGTTTAGTTTTTACAGTAGCGTCTCTTACAAAACTACCTTGCTCTGTATCTAAAGTGTGAGTGATAAATTTTACTGGGGGTTGTTCAAAATATTGTTTAACAGCGTCTAATTTATCAAGGTTAGGAATGAATGTACTATCTATAATTCTTACAGTGTTATTATCTTCATCATATGTAACTGTAAAATTATTAACACACCCTAGAGCGTTTTGAATCCCTGTCATTAAATTACTAAGGAAATCATATATCGATATAGAATTTGTATTAATGTCTATATAGTTATCTAATGTTTTAGCTATAAAATCCATATTAACATATATATCCATTGGGCTACCAATGTACTTATTATCTACTCTAAAACCAGTATCTTTTAAATCTTCTATTAAAACATTTGATGGATTTGGGTTTGATGAGGTAGATTGAGATATATTAACTAGTGAAGTTGGATCGTAATATTTATGTGAAATAGCAGTATGTTTATATATACTATATGTTTGATTAATTGTGTCTCCAAAAACATTTGTAAAACTTATTGATACATCTTTAACAAATTCTGCTGATGGGGTTGTTTCTCCGTATTTTTGTATACCATTTTGTACTAAATATTCTTTCCCAATCTCAGCTTCAATATTATCAGCTCCATCTCCATCAAAAAAAGAACTTGATGACCATTCATCAACATAATCATCTTGAAAATCTTCTCCAGAAATACTAGTATTTTGAAGAATAGTTAAAGCTTCATCTGATAATTTGTTTATTTTTTTTCCTAAGTCTCCACCAGCGTCTATCTCTGATGATTTAGTTATTACTGAGGAAACTTGAATAGATTTTTTTAACTCATCTATAGCTTGTTGGCTTACTGAAAATGATTTAAGATTATCTTGATTATTGGGGTCCCATATTGTAGAAAAATATCCACCAGCTCCTGTTCTCCAAGATACTTCATACCAGGAATATTGAATTTGTCGTATTATATAATTATATTTTACTGAAGCAGGGGATCCAGTGGCTGTACCTGGATCTATTATTGGGGTTGCAGATTTTGCGTCTACAGGTACTAGGCATACTGTTGGGTCTAAACTACCATGAGATGGAAATGTAAAGCAAAAATTTTCATTTCTATTTGAATTAAATTTCATGATGGTTTGATTTCCTTGTTTTGGGCTGTAATACACAAGAAAATTCTGGATTATATCTAATAATTTACCTAATTTAATATAAAATTGCTCGTATTTACCATTATTTGAAGATGGGTCTGGGCTTAAATTAGGGAAATCAAATTTTACTATTTCTTTAGGGGTTTTTTTATCATCTCCAGAAGTATTACCTGGGGTTAAATTTACTAAATTTCCAACATAAGTTGAAGTAACTTGGTCTGGGAGATAATAACCTGATACTTTAGTGGATAATTGATATAATATGTTATTTAGAGTAGATTTATTAGCATTGATATTAAGAGGGGTTCCAGTTGATGTCTGAGCATTTGGAGAAGCAGCTTGATCAGCTGTGTTTAATGATGAGTTTGTTTTTAAAGATTCAATAACATCTCCCACAGATCTCATAGTTAATATTATATTATAACTACCGTCTCTTTCTAAATTCCAAGAATAATTAACTACTCTACCTAACATGGCATCATAATTACCATTAGAAGTTTTTCTATCAGCTTGGATCTGGTTTAAAAGATTTATATAATTTGTATTATTATTAAAGAAATAAGTATCTGTAGCTACATTATGATATGATCTTTTAAGTTCTCCACTATTAGTAAAATACCAAGACCATCCCCACTCTAATAACATAGAATAGCCTAATCTTAAATATAGCTGTTCTATGATATTAAATTGATCCATACTATGGCACAATATATTAATATTAGCTTCTCTTAAAGAACCTCGGTTCATTGATTTAATATCAGCTGATACTAAACCTGGGGGCGGCACAAAACCATATCCCATGTTTGATTTCCAACCATATGCTGTGTTTCCTCCTAAACCATATCCTGTCGCTGGTTCGTTTTCAAATCTTAGATTATATAGTTGATAATCTTTAGCCCTAGATGTATCTGTTTCTCCAATATTAACCCCAGATGATAATCTTAAAAATGCGGTGTTAGCATTTTGATAAAAGATGGCATCTGGGTCTTTGAAAGCTATCTTGTTTTTATTTTGGCGGGTAGCGATTTGTTTAGCAACAAAATCTGAGAATCCTGCTCCTATAATATTTTTAGGCATAACTTATGAGTTTAAATTATTGTAATTAGATATAATCTCACTTACATTAAGAGGTATACGAATTTGTTCTCCTATAGGAGGATATAAAGAATTTTGAGGTAAATTATCATTAGCTATAGAAATAACCCACCATAATGTGTAATCATTATAATATTGTTGGGCTAACCTATCATAACGGTCTCCTTCAGTAGTTATCACCCATACATCATTGATAGATAAAGGAATAATAGGATATTTATTATCTCTATAATAAGTGATACCTTCTGGGTTTTTTATTTTTTTTATGTCTTGATAACGGTTCATTCTGGTTGTGGGATAAATGCTGTTCCGCCTGGTAAATCTTGAGGTGTTGAAACTCCAGTAGATTTTGGATTTTCACTATTTATTTTTTTAGGAACAAATCCAGGGAATTTATATCCTGCAGTATATGGGTTAGTTAAAACTCCTTCATTCCAAAATCCTTTTCCTGATTTAGGTAAAGTATATATACTACTGTGGTAATTATTATCCCAGCCGATAAACGCTTCACCATATTGTGGGACAAAATTATGAATAGGAGTCATTGAAATTTGTACACGTATACCTTTAGGCAATTGACCTACATAATATTCATTGTCTGGAGTGATTATTTTTCCGTTTTCATCTCTGTTAATATCCCATCCCATTCCTTCTATTTCAGAAAAATCAACACTCTTTATTATGCATGGCATGCCATTAAAATAATCACCCATTGTGAATTTAGTGATTGAACCCCTCATTAATCCTACAACAGTATTTCCATTAGTTTTAGATGAATATGATGGGGCTACAGTCCACATTAAAGCATTTAATTTTTTATAATTATTAACCATATCAGCTCTTGATAAAGCTGGTACTAGGAATGTAATACTGACATCGCGAGAAAACCCGTTATATTTGTAAAGAGATTCAGCTCTTCCCATATATTTAATAGGTGACCACTCTGCTTTAGCTCCATCACTCCAAGATTCAATATATGCTCTAAAATCTACTAATCTATTAGGTTCACCACTATTTGGATCATCTATAGTAAAATTAAGATCAATTATATCCTCTCCAGTAACCCCTAATTCAGTTTGATCAGGTGAAATTGCTTGGTTTGGGTTTAGAATATAACCTGTATCTGCTATAAAATTTCCTTTATATGTAGTTTTACTAGTACCATATCCTTTAGCTCCATCTCCTGTATTAATTTGATTTTCTCTATTAAATTGAGAATAATCTGTAGATGGGAGCACTGGGGTTTTAATATTGTTATTAATAACTTTTCTGAAATCTAGTATGTTTTGAAAACTAGTATTTTGTTTTATACCTCTTGAATCCTGTTCAATTACTTGAGTATAATCAAGAGTATATTGGTTATCAAATGGATCATTTTTAGACTCAAGAATATTTTCAGAGATATTTCTATTTAAATATCTATTTTTATCATTACCTAAACTGAATAATCTAGTATTGAATTTTAGTCTTGTATCTTCGGTTCCATCATTAAATAATTGTATATAATTTGCTGAAGCTCCATTATTAAATAACCTACCATATGTCCATCCTGGGGTGAAAGGTTCTCCATTAAAGCCTGGGGTTAGATATAATGGATCTGTAGAATCTACATTATAGAATGAAGGCTGGAATTTGTCTTCTTTATTTATATTTTTTACTGGACGGGTAGAGTTTTGTATTCTAATTTTAGTTCTACCTATACCTAGGATAGAACCTGGACCTCCAGGGTATGATAATAGGATATTATTACCTGCTAAATTAGTTATACCAAATGGGTTAATAGTTAATGGGCCTAATTCTTGGTTTGCTATTTTAGCTGTGTATGCTATAGTTAATCTATTTTCTATACCATCTCCTATAGTTTGGTTTTTAGTAGAGAAATAATATCCGTATTTTCCTCCGCTGTAATATCCTAGTTCACTAGGATTTAAACCTTGTTTATTTAAATGTCCTCCAGTAGAAACTAAACCTGTTTGAAATAAAGTTGAAAGAGGATTATATACTCTATTTATATTTACTAATTTAGGATTTTGTCTTTCTAATAATTCTTGTTTAGTAGTAAACAATAAACCACTAGGGGATTTTACATCACCAAACCACTTACCTATTCTTTCAGTGTCAGTTAAAGAATTAATAAAATTTAAATACCCATTTCTTAATAAAAAATCAGGTGAGGTAGGAAATGAACCTGTTGGGATTGGAGTTACAATATAGGGTTGATTACTAGAAGCTTCCCCAGGTCTATCCTTTCCAAAACCTAATGATTTTAAATTAGTTTGTAAATCTATTAAGGGCATTATTTAGGCTGGTTTAGAGTATAAGGCAATGCTTGTCCTGTAGGAGAAATTGTTGGGTTTACTCCACCTAAATCTAGTTGAGATGGAGTTGGTAATACATTATTAGTACCATCTAAATACTGTTGGAATAAACTATTAACTCCCATAGCATTATTTCCAGTTACAGAGTAACTATCATGAAGAGGTGATTGTGCTGTAGCTAGTTGGTTAACAGCCGGAGTAGCACCATTAAATGGAGTTAGATTTGATTCTCCATGTTGTAATTTGTCTAGTAGTCCCATAATTGTAATTTATTATAAATATTAAATATTATTGGGTTTTAACTCCAGTAATTAAATTTCCATTATTAGATGCAGCTGCTATTTCTTTATTATCTACTTTAACTGAAGTATTGATGTTTATTTTAGCCATCGCTGCAGCCATTTTGTCATAATCAAATTCAAATTGATTTGATGTAGATTCTTTAGCAGCGTTAATTTTATTTAATGGAGTGACTGTAGCTCCTGGTTTTAATGATAATACTTCAGGTCCTTTTTCTCCTACTAATACCGATCCTTCTCCTAGTACTGTTCCTCCATTTGCTAATCCGGGTGTTTTAGATGAAAAAGCTGCTATTAAGCCTCCAATAACAGCTATTGCCGCAGCTGCTATTCCTATAGTAGCTCCACCAGATATTGCTGCTGATCCAGCTACACGAGCAGCTGCTACTGCCATTTCTTTTGAAGCAGTCTCATTTAAAACTCGATTATATGTTCTAGCTGTTGCTACTTGAGCTATCATGGATGCAACACTAGTAGTTATAGCAAAAAGCATTCTCCCTGTTAGTATCCCAGCTATTAATCCAAATACTACTTTTAATTTATCACCCACTGTTAACATTTGAGCTAACATTTCTAATGGACCAGCTAATGCTTCAGTCATTTTTTCTATAGACTTATTTATACTTTCTTGAACAGATAAACGTTTTAATTCTTCAGATCCAACACCCATTACTTTTTGAAGTTGCTCATCTGATAAGCCGTTTATATTTCTTTGATCGTAAATCATTTTGGCCATTTCTTCACGACCTAGGCCTAAAGATTTAGCTATAGCTTCTTGTTGGATTCTGTTGCTGCCAGCAAATGAATTAATAAGGTCCTGATTAGTACCTATTTCTCTAGTTAACCCAACTATATCATTATTTAAAGCATATAATCTAGCTTGTTCTAAATTAATTTGCTTACCTGTTAATAATTCTGCCTCTAATTCGGCTGAGATGCTATCTTCAAAATTTAGTAATGAACTAGCTATTTTATCAACTTGACTTAATGATAATCCTAATTTTCTGGCTTCAGCGTTAGCAAGAGCTATTTTAGTTGGGTTACCCCCTAAAGATAAAGCAATATCATCAGAAGTATTAGCTACATCTTTAAGAGTTGAAGATAATGATATGCCTGTACGATTAGTTTTATTAAATGATTCTAATTGTTTACCTACAGATATATTACTAGTTTTTAAGTCTACGCCTGATAATCTAGTAAAACGAGCCATTTTACCAGCGTCTTCAGCTGACATGCCCATAAGGTTGACCATCTCAGCTGCTTCTTGAAGTGTTTCTTTTGTAAAAATAGCATCAGCGTTTACACCAAATTGTTTAGATAATTCTGTGGCTGTTTTAATATAATCAGAAGAAGAGATAAGGGTCATATTAAGGGTATCCATATGGGCTATGTTTTTCCCTGTTGTTCTTCCAAATTCAACTTGCGCTTTATTTAATGAATTAAATCCTTCAATTAATTTAGTCACAATAAAAGCACCTTCACCCCATTTTTTAAAACTTTCAGCTGCTCCACTTAATGATTCTCCTATACCTGGGATGTTTCCTAATTTCCCAGCTAATCTACCCATGAATCCTAATTCTTTATTTAGTTCTTCAGCTGTAGCTAATAATCCATTATAGGCTATATTTTGCCCTTCAATAAGAGCTTTATTTTCAATTAATGCCTCTTGAGCTTTATATAATTCATTATTATTTTTCTTTAATTGCTCTTCAAGTTTTCTTCTCTCGTATCTTTCTTGTTGAGTTAAGTGACCTTGAGCTTTTAAAGAATTAATTCGAGCTGTTTTAGCAGCTATTTCTTGCTGTAACCTAGCTTGTTCAGCAGTTAAATGAGATTCTGAATCTCGTAATAATTCTTGAGAGTTCTCTAATCTTTGCTTTTCTTGTTCAATTTGAGATTTTAAATTAACAATCTCTTTAGCTGACATTTTACTTATATCTTTTTGATGATATTGTATTTTTTCAGCTAATGAGGTTAATTTTTTATAAGCTTTAACACTATCATTTAACCCAACATTTTGATTAGAAATTTCTTTAACTATCCTTTGGAAAGCAGTTAACGATGCACCAACATCAGATGTTAATTCAGCGTATTCTTTACGTAAACGATCTAATTCTTGGCGAGCTTGACCAATTGCTTGAGCACGTTGAGCTTCAGCATCTGCTGCTGCTTGAGTTAATCCTTCAATCTGTTGGTAATATTTTTTTAATTCTTCTAATTCTCTAGCTGATAGTTGGTTGCTTGCCATAATCTATATATATACGATAAATATTAAAAAAGCTAAGTTTTAGTACTTAGCTAATTTTTTACCTTTGTCCATTTGGCCTTTAAAATGTGATGGTAGATCTATTTTACCTTCTTTAACCTTTTGAGATTGAGTACCTAAATCATCATTACTATTCGGATTTTGTTTATCATAATACTCTCTCATTTTATTAAAAGTAAACATACGTAACCAAATAGGCATATTATAGACTGTTTCCCAGTCATAACCTCCTTGACCATGAAAAACTATTTCATGGATTTGAGAGAATAAATTAACTCTAGCTTGAGAAGCTAAATCAGAGGTCAGGCCAAAAAAAGTTAAGTCCAATGGGAATATCAACTTTGTTGTTTCTCCCTTCGGGAAAAAAGGTCAGATCTACGTCTGGCTGAACCTCCTTTATGTACTCCCTTAACGCCCTGGAGTCACGAGCTAAAAATATATTATCGACAAAATCACGAATATCTTTTGCTTCTCTGTTACCTCCTACAGAAGTGATCATATATTTCATTCTTGTTGATAAATCTGCTGAAGAGTTTTTATTAATTTTTTTTAAGCCTTCTAACTCAGCATTTATTTTCTTTTCATCTTTACCTGTTAGTAATTTAAAGGTAATAGGAATACCTGAGTGGGGTAAAGTGAAATCAAATTCGTTTATACCTTTTTTAAATAGTTTAGTATTTAAAGGTTTATTTTCTAATATAGATAAGTCAACATTTTGTTCTTCTCCACCCCAATTAAATTTATATTCACTACCATATCCTAAAATACGAGCAGCTACTAAAACAGCGTTTTTATCGCCTATAATTAAGTCTTCATAATCTACATCAGAAACAATGAGTGATTTGACTAACTCATCTAATACCGTACCTTTACTGATATAATTTTGGTTAGTTAGAATATCTTCTTCACGAGCGGTCATATACTTCATTTCTATTTTACCGTCGGATAAAGGTGATGATTCTGGGTAGATTAACCCTTGTGATGGTAATTCGACAACTTCTGTCGGCATCTTAAATGTATTATCCATAGATTTTATTTATTATAACTTTATATTCTTATATAAATATATATAGTTATTTAGCTTGATAATTTATTTTCATAAAATTATAATACTGATTTGTAGGGGTATAAGTTTGAGAATATATAGATGGAGCCTCCCCTAACTCTCCAGTCACTAGCACGGGATATATTGTTGGATCTGGGGGTAATAGGCTATCTACATCTAAACGAGTTTGATCTAAAGTATTAACTTGAATATTACTGTTGTCATTAACAATAGTATCATAATTATCTAGATAACTTTGACCAGGTATTGGTGAATACTGGGGATTAAATTGTGATGGGGCCCCTTGAAATTCTCCTAAATATGTTTGAGCAGGTTGAGGATATATAGTAGGCGCAGATACAGAATCAGGTATAAATGTTGTAGGTAATTCATTTGTATCTGTGTTGTCTAGTCCTGTTAAATCTAAAGTACCTTCTTGAGCGTTAGTAAAGTTTGAGTTTAAATAAGTATTATTAGCGTTATAATTTTGAGTATATTGAGTAGCCCCAGTCATAAACTCTCCACTTACTAATGATGGATACTGAGTGATTGTATCTGGGGTAGTAGTTGTTGGAGTAGCATTTTGATTTTCAGTATCCAACCCAGTTTGAGATAATGTATTTAATTGAGGGCTATTAGGATCTTCAACAGGAACATTATTTAGATAAGTATTATTAGAATTATATGTTTGAGAATATTGAGTGCTACTTCCTCCAAATTCACCAGATGCAAGAGAAGGATATTGAGTAATAGTACTTGGAGTAGTAGTTGTTGGTGCGGAATTAGGATTATCAGTATCTAACCCGGTCTGTCCTAAGGTAACTATTTGAATTGTATTTCCAGATGTTGGATTATATAAATTAAAATAACTGTTGTTAGGCCCCCAAATTTGGAGATATTGAGATGGAGCCCCACCGAATTCACCTTGTACAAATTGAGGATAAATATTTGGAGTATCAGGTGTAGTTGTGGTTAAAGCAAATGATGTATTAGTATTATCTAACCCGGTTTGACCTAGAGTACTAGGTTGAATATTTGGGTTGTAATTTGCTAAATAACCAAACCCAGGACCCCATGCTTGATTGTATAACATAGGGGCACCATTAAATTCTCCTTGAGTATATTGAGGATAAACGGTTGTATCTACAGGCAATTCAGTTGTGGGTGCAAATGTTGGGTTTGTATTATCTAAACCAGTTTCACTTAATGTTGTGGGTTGTAATGTATCAAAATTTACAGGACTATTAATATAAGCATTTTCATAAGTGTTATTAGGTCCATAAGGTGAAGTATATTGAGTTGATGCTCCTCCAAACTCACCTGTTGATTGATTAGGATAATTTGTTGGATTAAATGGAGTAACTGTTGTTGGTGTGTATGATGGGTTTATATTGTCTAAACCTGTTTGACCTTGAGTAATAGTATTAGGCTGAGTATTAGGGTCAAATGTGTTTAAATATGTGCTAGTTGGAGTGTATATTTGATTAAAATTATCGCTTTGCCCTCCAAACTCTCCTGACGCTAAATTTGGGTAAGAAGTATTAGGACTAGGAGCAGCAGTTGTTGATACTAAACCTATATTTTCTATATCTAAACCAGTTTCATCTAGGCTATTAGGTTGAACATTTGGGTCATAATTATTTAAGTATGTTTTATTAGGCCCATATATTTGGTTATATTGGTTAGATACTGAATTGTATTCACCTTTAGCCAAATTAGGGTAATTAGTAACGTTGATAGGGGATACAGTAGTAGGGACAGATGATGGGTCAGTATTATCTAGACCAGTTTCTGGTAATGATTGTGCTAATGGGCTAGTTCCTGCTCCAACAACTATATCATTGTAATTAATAACAGGTGTCCATATTTGTAAAAATTGGATAGCGCTTTGCCCTAACCCTCCTTTAGCAGTAGCAGGATATAATGTTAAAGTATTAGGAGTAGATGTTGAAGGAACATAATTTGGATTATCTATATCTAAACCTGTTTCTTTTAATGTTGGAGGTTGAATCCCAGTATTAGTTCCTCCTTCAAATGATTTAATATAAGTATTATTTGAATTCCACACTTGTTGAAATGGAGTAGTTCCTGTATTAAATTCTCCTGTAGCTGGGTTTACAGGGCCATTGCCTTGTTGGGGGACCGGATTGATGTCTAGGTTTGATTGGTTTTTAAGGAGTAAATCTAATAGACCCATATTGTATTTTATTATAAATATTAGAAAAGAAAAGCCCACATTACTGTGGGCCTTTTTATGTTTAAATAGCGAATATTAGAAGTTCAATACGCAGTAATCCATTCCAACAGTCATTGTGATATTTACAGCTTGGTTTTCAGTATCCCAGTTATAATCACCGAAGTTGGCTTCTTTAATAAATGCGCCTTTTATAATCCATTCACTAACAACGTCACCTACAGGTCCTAAAACATCTAATACTAAGTCCTTCTTATAGAAGTCTGAGTAACCATCTCTACCTGTTACTGATTCATGGTGTAAACGTACCCATTCCATTACTGATTGGGCTCCAGAAGGTGTGATTGGATCAAATAGGGTCATTTGAATATCACCCCATGTTGTTTTTCCTTTAACCTTTCTGTATACGTTAATATGGTTTAGTACTACTTCACCTTGTGATACAGTTACAGCGTTTACTCCTTTAACTAAATAGCTAGGAACTCCATCCATATACAGGATAAATCTGTTAGCCTGTTTTGGTTCAAATGCTGTGAAAAATATTTCGTTTGCGTTTAATATTGCCATTGTCTTTTATTTATTATAAATATTCAATCTTTAAATTTTATGCTGGGAAACTAGCTCCAGTTGGTGTAACAATGAAATCCAAGTAAATAAATTCAGCAGTTTTAGTTGGTTGAACATAAATTTGACCTATTAGTTCATTTCTATCAATTACATCAGCTGTATTGTTACTGTCATCCATAATTACTTTGAAAGCATATAATCCTTGTCTTTGTTGAACATTCTCTAAGTATGGATTTACTTGTGCTAAGAAGTTATTTCTTGTAGCTACACTATTCTGTTCAAATACTAATGTGTTAGCAACTTGAGAAATATAACTCTTAAGAGCAATTAATAAACGACGAACGTTTACACGATCAAGAGCAGATGGTCTAGTTTGTAATGTTTTCTGACCATATACTACTACTCCAGTTCCGGGGAATGTAGCGATTGGATTTACTTTTCCTTCATATAATGTATCACGAGTAGCTTGAGGTAATTTTCTTTCAGCTTGGATAACTTGACCTAAACCTCCACGATTAATACCTGCTGGTGCGAACCAAGGCTCAGAAACACTATCATTATAAGCGTATACTCCACCTACTACAGTTGAAGCTGGTACCCAAACATTTTGTCCACTGTTAGGATCTTGAACTTGAACCCAAGGCCAATATGACGCAGCGTATGATGTATTTTTGGTTTGGGCTTGAGTTACAACAGTATTTGTTGTTTGACCGTAAGCAGCTAAATCAGCGATATAAATACAATCTCCTCTGTCTTGACAATTAGAAATAATAGTATTAATTTGACTTGAATGGCCTGTTAAATTATCACATAAACCAGGAGTCATAATAATATTATATTGATAATCATCTTTATTAGCTAATAGATTAATCATATTATCATAATAACTAGATGATAATCCTTGAGTATTAATAGCTGTGATTTGATCATAAAACTTAGCTCCAGCCATTATAGTACCTGTAGCTCCACTAAATGATCCTGTACTTGCAGTTGGTAAAGAAGCACTATAAGCAGGGATTGAAATGGTTCCATTACTATTTAAATAATTTGGAGTGTTAGCTATATTAGATACTCTTACATATCTTGATCCACCACGGTAACTACCAGTTGTTTGTAAATAATATCCATCAGTAGTTTTTAAAGTTTGAGTTTGATCACCAATCTGTTTAGCTATATAATTAGAAGAGAATGGATCTAATGATAAGTTATTCCATTGTTCTAAAATAATTGGATTAGCATTATTATCATTACCTTGTCTAATTAATAAAGTAAATGTACCAGAAGAAGTATTAACAGTTGTGATTTGCCATCTGATATTATCTGCTGATCCGCTAGCTAATACTCCATTAGAGTCTTGTGAGCTTGAACTATTTTGTTCAATACCTTCTGATAAAGTAGTTAATACAAATGAAGCAGCTGATACAGATCCTGATTTGTATATGCTGCTGGTAGCAGGAGCGTAAGTTCCTGATACAATACGAGCTACTAATAATGATGTTCCGCCGTTATTGAAATAATTGTAAGCGGCGATAGAGGTGAAATAAGTGTAAACAGTTGAGCTACTAACAAGAGTGGTACCGAATTTATTTTGGTAGTCACTCCAACTAGTTACTAATGTTGGAATATTTACAGGTCCTTTAACTGTTGGACCTAATATAGCTGCTCCGGCTTGTATTGGGCCTTGAGTAACAAATGAAGTATCTGTTTCTGTTGCTAATACACCTGGTGATACTAAAGTTTCTGCCATGTTCTTAAATGTGTTTTATTTTAGTTATAAATATCTTAGGAGATGTCGAAATTACGAAACAGGAATGAATTCTCCTTTTTCTAGATCTATACTTCCATCGCCGTATTTTTGTTGAAGTTGTTTACCTATTTCTTCTTCTTCTTTCATTTGAGTTTGAAGAGCTTGTTTTAGTCTTTGTTTTTCTAATTCTAGGATTTGAATTTTATATTCTAGATCACCAAACATACTTAATAATGCTTGTTGACGAGATTGAATTGTTTTTAAAGATTGAATTTCTTCTTGTGTTAAAACTTGTTTTTCCATAATTTATTATTTGTAATAAATATTAAGTATAGATTCCGAATCTACCTTTCATTGTATGATAGTTTTGAAGTACTTCCTGTTGGGAAAGGGCTCGTCCGTAGATTTGAGTTGGACCTAAGTATCCTACCATTGCGCTTGTATTAGGACCAGATGCTGCTCCTCCTATATATGCTGCTGCTCCTGTAGATTTTAAAGTAGGGAAAAAATATCCTGGGGATGAGTTTCCTTTTAATTCTCCATTAATGTAAGCATTTGCTTGACCGTTGTTAAAAGTAACACAAAAATAATTCCAATTATTAGAACTTACAGATGTTGTATTTAATATAATAACACCTGTATTAGTTGGGTTTTGGAAACCATATGCTAAAGATATACTATTTGGAGAAGAAAAGTTAAAATATGAATTAAGCACCATATTAGCATTTGAAATCCCAGCAACTTTCATAGCATTACCTGCTCTTCCAGTTACAAGGCCAGTATGTTTAAACCAAAGAGCATATGTTAATTGTGATTTTCCACTAAAATACCTTTGACTGATAAGGGTATTAGTTACAGGGATTAATGCTAAAGCTGACTGGAGTATTATAGCTGGGTAGACTTGTTGGATTGATGTGACTGAGCTACTTACAAATAAGCATCCTCCAAATTCTGGAGAGTAGCTAGATGTGGGGGAATATGTTTCAGATACTGATCCTGTTCTTATATTAAAAGAAGCACTTACATATGGATTTCCTCCTCCTTTGGCTATATTATTTAAAGTTTGTTTATTGTTATTTATATAGTCAAAACTGTTTATATTTCCAACATCAAAATAATAATCTAATCCATTTGTAACTATACCTGAACCAACAAATGTGCTTCCTGTTATTGCTAAAGAACCTGTTACTATAACTGATGCCATATTATATTGCTCTTATTATTCCCTTTACAAACCACCCATTTGTAGTTACAATACTGGCTGTGACTTGTAAATATGAGGCACTAAAACTAGATGAAAAAGTTAGGTTGTTTGTGTTACCAAAATTTGAGCCAGTTGAATCAATATATTGGATTGTTGATCCACTCCACATAGTATTAAAGGTACCTGCTCTAAAATTAGAACCACTATATGCTGAGTAGTCTATCCATAAAGCATTATATGAACTTGTTAATACTTGATAAACTACATGGCTTCCAGCATTAACAGATGATGTAATAAAACTATTATATAATCCTGGTGCATTACTATTACCTATAAATGTTTCTCTATCAGATGTAACTCTTAAAATAGGTAATCCTGAGGGATAGTCTCCTACTGTGAAAATATCTCCTGAGGTTCTATCATATGCTTGTAATAGATTACCTGTTGATCCCACGATATTTAATATTGGGGATGAACCTGTTCCTATTATTGTTAGTGGGGTTCCTTCTACTGATCTTGATATAGATAAAGAACCAGTTATAGAACCGGTGCCTATTAAATTAACTACATTTGTAGTTTTATTAAAGGTAAAATTACCTGATCCGCTGAATGCTCCAGCATCATTAAATTGGATTGTAGTGTTAGCTCCTCCTGGGGTTCCGGGACCTCCACCTCCTGTTCCATATGAGCCTGTTTTATATATTTGTCCATTTTCGCCTAATACTAAAACACTATTAGCTGCTCCTCCTAAATTACTAGCTCCAGACCAAAATAAAGATCCACTAAAAGTAGTTGATCCGCTTATTAAAAGTGATGAAGTAATAGTTTGTAATGAAGTTGAAGATAGTCTTACATATCTAGCATCAGCTGCTACTTCATCTAAAGGTGATATTTGATACCACTGTCCTACTGATCCACTTTTAAAAATATATGTGTCCCCATTTTTAGTAGTGTCTACATCTCCTGATATTACCCATACTGTTCCATTTAGTATAGAGCCAGTTATAGTTCCTGAGGATGATTGTATTAGTGAAGCTGATGTTCCTGTTTCTACCGCTGTTAAAGCTGTGGTTATGTTTCCTAGGTTATCAGGATTTTGCCCGTTTACTGTTAAAACTTTAGAACTAAATTCATTTCCTATTAGATCCAAACCATTTCCAGCTGTGTATGTTTGTCCACTACCTGTATCTACAGTAATATCAAATTGGGTAATGCCGTCTCCTTTAGTAAAAGTAATTGTGTTTAAGTTAGCTGAGGCTGTTAATAGTAGTGAACTGGTGTTTATATTTGGGTTCACATTCGCTATAGAGCTAGAAAGGAATAATAGTGATTGGTCTAAATCTTCAAAAGTTAATGTTGAATCTTTAGCAGTATCAACTCCTTCAGCATCATAATATTGTCTAGTTTGGAACTGGAATGGTCCGTATATTGGGTCTCCCATAATCTTTATATATTAGGATTATTTTTTAAATCTTCTATGTTAGTGACAACTTCAGAAGTAACTACTAATTTATTTCTATTTGAAAATTTACCAACAAAAGTTTCAGCTTTTTGAGCTACATCAGGAACAATATAACCAAATAATTTAATTGTAAAAGCACTTCTTACTGACCTTTCACTATTATCTGATAGTTCAGTAGTAATAGGGAATGAATCGATATGAGCTCTAAATTTAAAGCGTTCTGGGTCACCCCAATATGCATCTGAAGCATATTGTACTGCTTCGATTATTTTATTCAATTGATCCACATAATAAGTAAATATAACACAATCATATGTAACTGTTAAATAATCAGGGACAACAGAAGCATAGTATGTTTGTTCTGGTTTGATTCCATTTAATAAGTTAAATTTACTATAAGCGTTTTGTTGGCTATATTTCTGTCCTGTGATGGCTATGTTATGAGGGTTATTAGCATCTAATTTGTTTGTAAGATTTCTATTTTTTTCAATATTGTTCTTCTTAAACATAATAAGAGGTGCCATAATCTTATTATTTAAATCCCTATAAAAACCATCTTTTTGATATGATTTCCATTTTTCAGGTGAACCATATATGACAGGTACTTCTAATTTTTCCCCATTTTGAAAGACAGATGGTTTAATAACATTTTGAAAATAATACATTATAGCCCAGTCTAGATCTTCTAAGCTAATTGTCAATGGTTTTACAGGATCATTTTTAAATGAAAATTGCTCTGCCCTGTTAGGTCGATTAGCGTCATTAGGATTGCCTGTAGGAGAAAACCCAGGTGAGCCAACGGGTGGCTCATAAGGTGTCTGTAAAGACTCGCTTATTTCTTTTTGTGTTTTTGGTATTGGTTTTCTTCCTTTAGCCATTATAATCTTTGTTTAATAATATTTACTCTATCTGCTGGGATATTGTGGGTATTTACAATTACACTCACATTATATCCAAAATTTCCTAGTCCTGGGTTTAATGGGTTTTGCTCATATGGGTAGTCAGGGTCTTTACCTGCAAAGTATTGAGTGTCAAATGATACATCTACTTCAAAATATGATTCTTGATATAATATTACATCTCCAATTTCTATAACTAGATTAGCATCTACTAAATCATCTTTTAAAAACGCAAATTTCATGTCCCAGTTAAAGTCAACCCCTAAATCACTTGTACCATCAGTTTTATCACCTACAGTGATTAAAGCATTCAACAATACAGGACCTTTAAACCATCTACCTTCAGATGCTTCACCATACATATTTACTTTAGTTTTATCTAAAGCATATTTGTAAATAGCACACTGTTGAGAGATAACATCATGTAACAGTTCTCTGTTAACTTTTCTTATCATTGATACATCTCTTGCAGATCCAAATATTGCCATTATCCTATGTAAATTGTCATTGGTACATTATTAATTTCTTGTTTTCTAAAATCACTTTCTTGAGCGCGTCTTTCAAGTAAAGATCGTTTAGAAGTCTCATCAAAATATGCTCTTAGTCTTTCAATTAAAGCTGTTTTCTCAGTTGTAGCTGCTGCTAATAAATCTGATTGATTTAATGACATGTTTTGATCTGGGATAGGGACTGTTGAGTATTTTCCTCTAACATATCCTAACATTTCTTTACATAATGCTAAAGTATATTCAAATATCCATTGTCTCCCAATAGAATTTATTTGGTTATAAGTTGGATTACCATATGGTGCATTTGAAGGATTAGTAACTGTGTTGGTTTGTATTAAACCATTTGTTATACGTTCTTCATTTTTGATATATTCAAACCATAAAAATCCATTTCTAGTGTCATTATCTGATGGGATGGGGAATATTTTAATTCTATTATTAATGATTTCAAAAGTATAAGCTGATAAACGGATTGTATTGCTTAATTCTATACCTTGAACTACAGCAGCATCAAATGCTACTGGCATCATTAGATATCCGCCTCCATATCCACCACTGTAAATGCCTCCATAGATGCCCGCTGCTGGCACTCCTCCTAAGCCGCTAAATGCTCCTAGCCCATATGGGGCATACATTTGATTAACAGCTGGTATTTCTTGATAGAATACTTTTTTAATTTCTATACTACCAGTAATATTATTACTCGCCGCCCACTGTGCTAAATCATATTCTTGTATACTAGCTGTTAAAGGTAAAGATCCACTATAATAAGTAATATTACCGCCTGCACCTGCTTCTGAAGCATATTGTTGTGAGAGGCGTACTATAGTCGCCATATTAGGTGTTATAAGCGCGTTATTTAAATTTGAGCTTGTAGGTGCGCCCTCTAGTGATAACATATTATCTCTCACTTGATAAGCGTAGAGTTCATTACCGTATGTAGTAATTGCTTCTTCAAATGCTGTCCAAAATTGAATATCTTGCAATTCAACCTCCATAATAGGATAACCTAAACGACGAGCTACAAAATTAGCTACTCTATCAGCATCTGTTTTAAAAATAACATCATTGTCATAAAATCCAAAAGCTGTAGGACTAGATCCTGTAGGGGGAATATTATAATATGAAGCAGATGCTGCGGTAAAAGAGCTTGAGCCAGGCCAAATAGGTATATTCATGAGTATGTTTTACTTATAAATATTAGTCTCTATAGTCTGAGTAAAGTTTAAGTATAGGTTCTACGATTTCGTGTCTATGGTTGGTTTTAAGAGTAATTACTTTAACTCCTTTAATTTCGCTCTCTAATCGAGTGAAAAATCCAATTCCAGAATCTTTCTTTTGTTTCAAATCGGTTTGAGTAATATCTCCACAGAATATCATTTTACCACCCTTACCTAAACGACCTAAAATCATTTCAGTTTG